ATTTCTGTAAACAAGTTATTTAATCCTGCAGATACCTGTTGTCCTTTTGTAGTATCAAAGTTATCATAAACAAAATCCTCAACAGTACATGGTAAAGATTTAACTGTACCATCAAATAAAAAGAAACCTTTAGGACTTAACCAGAACGCAGCTCCATCTATTTCTACCACTGCATTCTTACCTATCAAACCACAGTTTGTACCAACTTGTTCCAAACCAAATGTAAAAGGAGCACCAATAAATTTCATTGTATACAAAGCATTATCAGTCCATACTAAAATAACTTCTTTTGCTTTTATAGCACCCATAATTTTTGTACCATCTTGTAGTCTCAAAGTCCCTGCAGTATTTATTGCAGATGGTGCGTAGGTGTTAATATCTTCTTGGTCAGAGAATCTTATAAACATATCGTCCTGTGTTGTAGATGTGCCGATAGTGGTTTCTGTTCCAAGGTGTATTAAGTGTCTTGTTGTTGGTGAAACTAATGTAACTCTTGTTGCTGTTGGATTGTTTCCTGTTGCAAAACCAGATGTCGTAGTTGATGCTCTTGTTGTAAATTTAGCTGTAATAGATGCATCCCATGTAAATGTTTTACCGTTTGCAATCGTTGCAATAAGAACTTGTCCAAAGTTATCTAGTGACCAAAGTCCTGGCTCTAGTGTAACCGTTGCAGCATTTACAGCGTTACCATATCCGG